ATGCGGGTAAATCACCCCTTCAAGGGTGATCTCTTCGGCATCCGGGCCAAGGTATTGCAGCGCGGGCGCGCGCCCCAGCCGGTCCTGCCGGGACCAGCGATAGGCGGCGTCGCGGGTGAAGCTTTGGTAGCTGGCGCGGTTCACGCCGAAGCGGAAGCTGCCCAGCGCCATCATGATGGTTCCCAGGCTAATCGGCATGCAGCCCCCTGTCGTCCAGATACGCCCTGATCGACGCTGCCTCGGAGAGCTGGCGGCGCACCTCGCGGGCGACCGCCTCGGGCGACTGGCCCGGTGCCGCGTTGACGGTGATGCCGCCCACGTTCACCTGGGTGGAGGCCCCGTTCGGCGCGGCGCGCATCCGCAGCGGCGCGGCCGGGGCGGCAAAGGCCGCCATGTCGTCCATCGCCCCGGCCATGCCGCCGTAGCCATCACTGCCAATCGCCGCCGTGCCGCCCGCCTCGGGCGACCGCAGCCAGTCGGGCGTGATCGCGTTCAGCTTTTCATTGAGCCAGGCGATCAGCGCATCGATCTGGCTTGCAATGCCGGCCCGCAGATCGGTGATCCACTTTTCGCCGATGGCGTAAAGGTCGATGTCAAAGGCCGAAAGGATCAGCGCAGCCAGCCCGATGGCAGCCTCGGTGACCAGGGTGAACGGATTGAATTCCGCGATCACCCGCCAGATGCCGTTCAGCAGACCCTCGTCAAAGGCCTTGCGGATCGCCTCGATCTTGTCGGTGAAGTAACTGACGATGCTGTCCCAGTTGTAATAGATCACGGCGGCCAGGGCGGTGAAGGCCAGAGCCAGCGCCACCAACGGGTTGGCCGACAGCAGCAACAGGCCGGCCGCGATCAGCCGGATGCCCGAGGCGACCTTCAGCAGCGTGCCCGAGAACATGAGCGCGAGCGCGATCCAGCCCAGAACGTCCCAGCCGCCGACGGCGGTGGCGACGCTTTCCAGCGCCGGGTAGAGGTCATCCTTGATGAAGAAGTAAATTCCCGAAATCGCCCAGAAGATACCACTCAGGGCAAGGGTAATGTTCGTGGCCAATGACGTTGCCCAGATTTGAAGCGTCCCGTCCTTTGCCATTTCGTTAAGCCTGTCGAGCAGACCTTCCAGCTTGTCCTTCATCCAGTCGAACAGACCGGCATCCATCACCATTCGCTGGAACCGGGTCCATTGATCATCAAGGTTCGATATGATCCCGTCCCATGTTTCAGAGGCTTTCTGGGAAGCCCCACTGTACCGCGCGCCAAGCGCCTCGGTCAGCAACGTGATTTCCTCGCGCCCCAGCTTGCCCTGTTCGGACAGCTTCTGCACTTCCGCCGCACTCTTGCCCATTGCCTCGGCCAGCAGGTCCCAGACCGGCACGCCGCGTTCCAGCATCTGCATGGCCTCTTCGCCCTGCAGCTTGCCCTTGGTCCAGGCCTGCCCCAGCGCCAGGGTCAGCCCGTCCAGCTGTTCCGCGCCGCCGCCCGTGGCCGCCATGGTATCGACCATCGCCTGCAGCGACCCCGTGGTCGGGTCCAGGCCGAAGGCGCGCAGCCGGGCATAGGCCTGCACGGTTTCCTCGACGCTCAGCGGGGTGCGGGTGGCAAAGGTCTCGATCCAGGCCATGGCGCGTTCCGCCCCTTCGGCCGAGCCTTCCAGCGTGGTCAGCTGCACGTTGAACTGTTCGAACTGCGCCGCCGGGCGCACGAAGCTGGCGGCAAGCGCCGTCATGCCTGCGCCATAGGCCGCCACCACCGCCCCGCCGCGCAGGGCGGCATTGCCCATGTCGTTCAGGCCCGCGCCCATCAGCCGCGCCCCGGCGTTCACCCGTTCGGCCTGGCGCATCAGGCTGTCGCCGCCGATCCGCTCGATGCTGCGCATCGCGGCCCGTGCCGGGGCCGTGGCCCGGTCCACCAGGCGCAGGATCAGGGCGATGTTCAGATCAGCCATCGGTCTCCTCGTGCCGTACCTTCGCCTTCAGCCACCAGCGCGCCAGTTCTTCGGGCATCATCGGGTCCATGTCCCGGGGGGCCCAGTGGAAGACAAGGGCGAGGTCCGCCATCGTCTCCTCGATGTCGTCATGCGGCAGGGTTACAGGGTCTGATCCCGGTCCAGCGCCGCCATCTGGTCCGGGGTTGCGAAAAAACTGACCACCGTTCCGGCCAGCGCCAGGAAGTCGGCCGGGTCCAGCGCCGCCACCTCTTCGGGCAGCAGCGACGGCTGGGTGACGCGTGGCAACAGCCGCTCCAGCGCGCGCACATCCATGCGCAGCACGTCGGTCAGGGCCAGCCCGCGCAGCGCGCCGACATTGGGCTTTGCCACCGTAACGGCGGTGATCGGGTCAGCGCCCTTGCGGGCGACCGGGGTTTGAAAGGTGACTTTGCCCATCCTTCAATCCCCCCTTAAAGGCCCATCGCGCGGCGGAGGTCGGCCAGCTGGTCGACCCCGCCGATCACGCGCAGCCCGTTGACCAGGTCCACCTCGTGGATCTGTTCGCCGTTGATCTCCAGCCGGTAATACCGGACGTCCATCATCAGCTTCAGCGTGGCCATGGTGCCCGGTTTCAGATCGCCGGTCTCGGCTCCGGTGATCAGCCCGCCGATGGTGGCGATGATCGTGTCGGCCCCGTCGCCCACATCGCCGGCCGCCGCCGGGCGCAGCACGAAGCGCTGCTGCAGCCCCGGCTTTTTCAGGAGCTCGGGCGACCATTCGCCAAAGGTGATTTCCGAGGTCATGCCCTCGACCCCCATGTCGATGCCGACAGGCCCGTCCATGCCCGCGCCCCGGTGGGCCTCGGTCATGATCTTCATCTGGGGCAGCTTCGCCTCGGTCGCCAGACCGAAGTAGCTGATGCCATCGACGAAGGCGTTGAAGTTTCGCAGCATGCGCGGGATTGCCATGGTCAGGTCTCCTTACTGCGCCGTCGCGACGGCGTTGACGAGTTCGGTGTAATAGTCGCCCTCGCGGTGGGCGCGGAACGTCAGGTGTTCCAGCGGCGCGGGCGGCTCGATGTCGAAGTCGAGGTAAAGCTTGCCCGCCATCAGCTCGGTGGCCGAGTTCAGCTCGGGGTCGATCCAGACCTTGCCGCCCAGGATCGCGCCGCGCCGCTTGAGCGTGTTGAGATAGCTTTGCACCGTGTCCTTGATATCCAGCAGCAGCTGGGCCGAGAACGGGCGGTCCATCGCCCAGAGCAGCGCCTCTTCGATGGACTCGTAGACCATGTCGGCAGTGCGCCGCACCGGCAGGAAGGTCCACAGCGGGTCCGACGCCGTGCTGCGGTTGCCCCACAGGCGGAACCCTTCCTGGCGGATGATCGTGGCCACGTCCTGTTCGTTCAGGCGGTTGGCTTCGGTCTCGGCCGAGCTGATCGCAAAGCTGATGGCCCGCGCGGTGCCGCTGATGCCCTGGACGATCTGGTTGGAGGGCGACCACCAGAAGCCCTTGGTCGCATCCATGTTCGACAGGATGCCCGCAACATATGCCGAGGCGGGCCGCGTGATGAAGCCCTGCGTCACGCTGTCGAACACCCGCACGGCCGGGTCGACGATATAGAGGCGGTCCGACCCGAACTTGTTGCGGTCGGTGATCGCGTCGGCCTCGGTGGTGTTCGGCCCGTCGGCAATCACCACGCCGCGCAGGCGGCTGGCCACGATGATCAGCGCCAGCGTGACCGGCGAGGCCGGGCTGGCGGCGGGGGTGGAGGTAAAGCCGGGCGCGGCCAGGATGCGCGGCACCTGCCCCGTGACCGTGCGCGCGGTCATCAGGGCATAGACCCCGGTCTGCGCGGCCGGATCGCCCAGCACATTGGTCAGGGTCGCGGCGGGGGTGCCACCTTCGGTCACGCGCACCACCACGGCGGTGGACACACCCTGGGCGTAGATCGCGTCGTAGGCGGCCTTCAGCGTGCCGGTCAGCCCCAGGGCGGCGGCGGCGCGCGGGCCGGTGATCAGCACCGGCGTGTTGATCGGGAACGGCTCGTCCGCGCCCCCGGTCAGGGCCACGGCCGCAGCACCCGCCACGGCCACGCTGCTGCCGGTGCTGCCCGGTGCCACGGCGGCAGTCACCAGCGCGTTGGCCGGGCTGCTGGCCACGATGGCCGCGATGAT